GGCCTTTACCCCACTTGTTGAAGGTATGGCGAACTACAGCTTCTTTAGGCAAGGCCCAATTATCCCACAGAGAGAAAACAACTTGAAGTTCCCTGACCAATACGATATAAACACCACAGGGACAGCAAAACTTATAGCCAAGGGCGTTAATAGCGTGACAGGCGGAAAGGGGATGTTGAAGAATTTTGGTTCTCCCAGAATAATTGACAATACTATCAGGGGATATACGGCAGGACTTGGAAGTTACGCTACGAGTGCTATTGACCTTGTTACAGAAGGTCTTGGGCTAGTTGATAAAAAGAAAAAACCCGCTAAAAATTTAAGCGAGTTACCCTTGCTAAAGGCTTTCTTGGTATCTGATAGCATGGGTGGTAAAACGATGAACAAGCTCTATAGCGAGAAAGACAAATTAACAAGGGAAAAGGGTTCTGCCGAATTGTACGATACTTCATTTGATGATGCTGATATATTAGATAGGTTGAGTACAGCAACAGGCGAAATAGGCGATATAACAAAGGAAATTCGCAGGATAGAAAACGACAGAACTATTAACCCGAGATCAAAGCGAAATCAAATAAACGCATTAACGAAAGAGCGAAACCGATTAGCTAGGGATGCAATGGGCAAATAAAAAGAAGGGCCTTTATAGGTCCTTCATATCTTTTCTGGGTAAATATGCAATTACTAGGTATCCAGACACACCAATAACTATAATCATAAATACTGATAATAACGATTTTTCAGGGATAACCCAAAAGGCAAAAGCGGCGATAATTATTGCATAGACAGCAATCCAGTGATACCAATACATTTTATTATCTATTTCCTTTTCCTTCATCACTTATTCTCCTTCCCGTAACCCAAACACTCCCCACAAACAACACAACGACAATACCTTGCCACAAATTCAGATCAATCACAAAACTCAACAAAATGGAACACGCTAAGATTAGTGCAATCACTTATTCCTCCCCCTATAATATATTTCTTATTCCAACATTATAACACAAACCAGGCATCGTAGAAATACGGTGTCTTTACTAATTTAAGGAAAGAGGGTGCGTATTATTGGAATGTTCTCCTGACTCCCCTTGCGTAGTGGTGCAATTAATGTCTCAACGGCTAACAACTCAGGAAGAAAGGGTTGATAAGATGGAGGACATCATTGAATCATTAAGGAATAGGCTCCCCTTGTGGGCAACCATGACAATGACAGCCGGTGGTGCGACAATAGGTATTTTGGTAGGGGTATTAGCGAAAGGATGATTTTATGAGTACGCCATATAATCGCAACATCCAAGCAACCGTAATTCATCACATGGGCGACGGCAAACCTCCTGACGTTTCAATTCTCAAACGATGGAATCCGTCCAACTATGAATTTCCTGAGTATGATTTTGGCATTGAGGCAGATGGAACTATTCGAGAAGGCAGACCGTTGAATTATCAAGGAGCGCATTGCCTAAGTGACAAACCGCCTTACTCTACCCGGGGTAATCAATGGTGGAATCAGAATTCAATCGGTATTGGTCTTGCTGGGGATTTCACTAAATACCCTATGCCACAGATTCAATTCAATGCCCTTGTTAGCCTTGTGAAGCGATTGAATATCCAATACGGGCTAACACTCGACGATGTTTACCCACACGGTCAGGTGACGAACACAGCTTGCCCAGGATGCGTTTACGACAAAGTACCTGCCTTGTCGGGATGGTGGAATTATAATGAGTTTGAGCAAGCTGTATTAGGTAATGTTCAGCAGAAGGAAGAGGTAGGCAACGTGCTAAGTGTAGCGGTTTTAATTTACTCCAGGGATGATTACATCCGCGCCGGCGCAGACATAGCGGCAAAGTATGGTAATTGCGGCGTGTTTGTGCGGTCTGCAGACCTAACGGCTCCTGCTGATGCATGGAACGCAAAGCAACTTATAGTGGTGGGGGGAAAAACCACTGGACACCAGAACGAGCTTTTGCTTTCGGGTAATGGCTGGTATGAGACGGTGGCGGCAGTTGGGAAATATTTGGGATAATAATTAGGCACTCATTATCTAAATAAGAAAGGAAATGATTAAAAATGAATTTAACAAAACAATGGTTTGTAGCTGCTGCTACACGGGCCGTTAAGACTATGGCACAGACAGCCCTTGGAATGATTACCGTAGGTGCTGCAATCAACGCAATTGACTGGACATATGTTGGCTCAGTTGCTCTTGTTGCAGCAATTCTCTCTATTCTAACAAGCGTTGTTGGTTTGCCAGAAGTGGAGCAAGGTACTGCTTCACAGAAATAAGTAGTCAAGTAATCCTTGACAACTCAATAGACCTATTTTCCCGCGTGGGAAATATGGTATCAAAAAGCCTCTCTCTTTAATTAGGGGGAGGCTTCTATTTTTTATCCTGATATGATATACTAATAAAAGTAAATGAGTTTAAAGCGTGGGCTGTCAATGAGCCGATACGCAGACAGCATCTTGCCCTCTACAAATTGCGCCTGATGAGAGAGTAACGCCTCGAAATCCATTCGGATAGCGCGGAGTGGCCCATAGAGGGGAATAACTGGCCACCAGTCGGCTCACACTTTAAGCTCATTAACTAAAGCCTCAACTTTATTATTGGGGCTTATTTTTTTGTTTAAATATGAGTGAATTAGCTTGCTTGTGTGTGCCAGAAGGTGTACGATATAAACAAGGTGGTGGTCTAAATTGATGGAAAGAATTGACTTGCGTATTACAGATGCACAGCGTAAATGGTTGGAAAAGATGGCAGAGGTGTTAGGCATAGGAAAATCTGAGTTAGTACGAAGGATACTGGATAAGGAGATGAAGAAGAAATAGTGATTGATACAGGAGGCAGAAAAGAGTTATTCAGAGTCTTAACAGGAAGTCATAACTATAATATGAATACCCCTGAAAGCGATAAGGATTATAAAATATTCGTACTTCCAACCTTTGATGATTTATACCACGGTAAAGAATTCTCAACGTCGCATGTAGGAGAATCTTTTGATTATGACGTACACGATATTAGGAAGGTAAGTCATTTATGGTGGAAAGCAAATATTAATTTTGTTGAGGTGCTTTTCACAGAAGAACTCCATATTAATCCAAGTTTAAAATCAAAAACCCTTGACGCTATTAGTGTTATATTTAAGCACAGAAGTGCAATAGCAAGAATGAACCTCCCTTATCTTTATGATGCTTGTATCGGGATGCATATAACTAAAAAACACCAAATAGATAAAGGAACTGCCGGAACTCAATATTTAGTTGATAAATTCGGCTATGATACAAAACAGGCTATGCACAGCCTGAGAGTTTTGGATTTTTTGGCGAGGTTTGCCGATGGGAAATTTAACGATTTTAAAAAGGCTATCTGGTATGAAGATGGAGAATTTGAGAAACAAGGATTACTGGATATCAAGGGGGGAAAGCTCAATAGAAAAAGTTACCTTAACATTGCCGAGAACTCATTAAGTGAAACCAAAGAAAGGTATAAGGAATTATATAAGTTTCAAAAGCCAAACGAGGAAACAAGAGAACATCTTTTAAGAATAGTCAAGGATATGGTTAGGGAAGAGTTAGGCTAACCGCTAATCAGCCTAAAAGAGTACACAAGGATTATGAGGAAGGGGGATGGGTAGATGTCCAAAAACAATGATAACTTGATTATGGGCGAATTTAACGCTGATGGCCTTGAATTGATGGCAAGGACAATAGAACTCAGAAAGGGTTCAATTATGACCAAGGAAGAAATTTTGCAACACGAACCCGTGGTTATTGTTCCACCTTGGATGCTGGATAAAATTAGAGAGATTGAGAAGGGGGGATGAGTAGATGAAGCTAAGGCTAACCACGGACGACCTCGCACAATTAACTCCTGAGCAACAGGAAAAACTTCGCTTGATGTGGCAACAAAAAGAATATGATGTATATGCAGTTGGCGAGACTGAGGCTTCAATTAGATGGGATAATGAAAAGATTCATCCTGATGCTTTGCCATTGCTTTCCATAGGCCAACTACTCCAACTCTTAGCCGATAACATCCACACAATAAATTATAAGGACAATATTTGGGATATTAAAGCTGATGAACAATGCGTTATGGGTACTGAGTTAATAGAGGTATTGTGGCGAGTTGTGAAGAGGATGTTGTAGGGGGGGTGATGGTGTGTTTGAATTAAATGAAAAAGAGAAAGAAGTTTTGCTTAATTTCTTAGGAGTAATGAACGGTTACGAAATAATGGGCGTATTGTGTAAATTTTATGGAGAGTCAGAATTACAAGACGCGAATAATACTCTTTTGAGAATAGTGAGAAAGCTACAGGACGATATAGATGTAATATAGTCAACCCAAAAGCCCTCTTTTATTAGAGGACTTTTTTATAGGAAGGAAAAGGTTTGAAAAGACTAATGTAGCAATAGGGATAAGTTCCAACCTTTGATATTGTGGGAAGGTTTCCCCTATATTAAATTAGTAATAGACACGGGTAGGCATTTAGTGATATAAAATGTTCCCCGCTTGTCAACTTCAATCTTTGGCAAGAATGATCTAATAACAATCTTTTTGCTTTGGTTAGGCTTAATATCCCAATTATCTAAGGAGTTTTTCAATATTCGCTTTAGTGTTTCCGGTGATTCTGTTTTAACATCTGATCTAGACAGAGTTAATTTAATTTTATTAATCCTTATCTTTATGGCAGAAATTTCCTTTGTGATTTTTTCGACATGCTTTGTGTAAAGTAAGGCCGTAAGATCGCCTCGTTCGTAATCATCTTCTATTTTTACAAGAAGATTATCTTTTAACTTTAATTGCTTGACTAGGTCATCTATTTGATTTGTTAGCCCACAATTGTTTATGCTTAGGCTGGATTCCCTTACATTGGTTAATTCATCAAAAAGAATAGGACTGTCAATAATCTTTTTTAGTTCATCTAATATAGTATCATGTACAGTATTCGCCTTAATGTGATGCCAGCATTTAGGCATTTTTCTTTTCCCGCTACATACATAAATATCAATGCCTTTGTAAACCCTCTTTATTCCTTTTACTATTTGCGTGGGATGGGTGTGTTCGCCATACAT